TCTAGGCAAGATGCAAAGGCACACACGTTTGCTCCGTTGTATGGGGCTAGTGGGTTTGGTCGTAGTCCTGCAGAAGCGGCATACTACCAACAGTTTACGACAAAGTATTCCGGTGTAGCTGGGTGGCACAAGGCACTAGCTAAAGAGGCACTCAACACTGGTAAGATAACTACACCATCTGGGCGTGAGTTTGCGTTCCCTGATGTAGTAAGGCGAAGGTTCGGGGGTGTGACATATTTCACACAGATTAAAAATTATCCTGTTCAATCGTTTGCAACTGCTGACATAGTACCTATATCTCTGATATACATAGACAAGCTACTAACAGCAAACAAGCTACGCAGTTGCGTAGTCAACACGGTGCATGACTCAATAGTAATTGACATACACCCAGAGGAAGAGGAGAAAGTACTAAGAGTAATACAAGCAGCTAATGACAAGCTGATACCAATCGTCAATCGCAAGTGGGGCATAGACTTTAACATACCTCTATTATTAGAGGCAAAGATAGGTCCAAACTGGCTTGACACAAAAGACATAGCGTGATATAACTATCATTCACCTGATCAAAAACAAGGAGACTTAATATATGAATCAAGTTACAACAATAGACACAAACAACTATGCAGCAATGGCTCGAGCAATGGGCATGAACGCAGAGTCATCACAGAATACAAGTAAGGCAAGCACACTTGCACGTTTACGGATACATCACACACCTATAATGGGCCAGCAAGAGGTCAAGGGTAAGATGAAGAACGTAGAAGTAATTGGTGGCGGGGCGTACAAGTTAGACATACCCGATGGCCCTACATACTACGCAGAGGGTGCAACTATCCGTCCATTCCTTCAGCGGTTTATGTACAAGAAGTTCATCAAGGGTAATGAGAATACTGCCAATCGTTTTCTCAAGACTGTCATGGCTAATGATCTTAACAATGACATGAAGGACAACGAGGGTGGCTTCAACTGTGGTAAGCCAGCAGGGTTCATCAAGGATTGGGCTGCACTGCCTGACACTATGAAGGAACTAATCAAGTCTATCAAACGTGTTCGTGCATTGTTTGGTGTAGTTGAGTTGGTCAATCCAACAGATGAGAATGGTAATGCAGTCGAGGTAGATGCTACAGCGTTTATCTGGGAGATTGATAACCGTGATGCCTTTAAGACTATGGGTGATCAGTTCACCAAGCTGTCTAAGATGCAACGCTTACCACCTCAACACACTATCTCTTGTACTACAAAGGAAGTACCACTACCCAATGGTAGCAGCTTCTATGTACCAGAGGCACAGCTTGACTTAGGTACTACCATTGAGATGGACAACGATGCACAGGAAGTCTTTGCTAACTTCATGGCATGGATTGAAAACTACAATGTGTACATTCTTAATGCATGGGAAGACAACATGCACAAGAATGAGGATGTAGATACAGACACAGTAGAAGAGTTTGTGGACATCAACGAAGAAGACTTCGTGTAATGGACATGCCACTGTCAGGCATTGTCTATGACATGTCAAATGAGGAGTATCACAAACGTGTAGGGTACTCCTCGTCTGCCATTAAAACGGTGTGCAAGCAATCGCTTGCGCACTACATGGCACAGAAACCCTTGGGAGATAGCCCTGCCTTTGCGCTTGGCTCTGCCGTACATGCAACATTGTTAGAACCTGATCGTGACTTAGTTATCAAAGGCCCAAAGACACGGGCAGCTAAAGCGTTCAAAGAACTATACAACAACAGGACAGATGACGAAGTAGTTCTAACGGAAGTAGAATACTACGTACACAAAAAGATGTGTCAGTCTGCGCTAGATAACACCACGTGCAGTAAGATACTAACAGATAAACGTAGGGTCACAGAGAGTAGCATCTTTGTAGTAGATAAAGACACTGGCCTTAACTTAAAGACCAGACCAGACCTGTATATACCTGACACTGGTGAGATATTTGACATCAAGACTACTGTTGATGCATCACCCAAGGGCTTTGCAGAACAGGTAAAGAAGTATGCCTACCATATACAGGCAGCGTTCTATGTGTATACATGTAAGATGGCAGGACTAAAGGCTAAAGAGTTTAGCTTCATTGCCGTTGAAAAGTCTACACCCTATATCGCTCACTTGCATAAGGTAAGTCCTGAGTTGCTTGCGTCAGCAATGGAGACAGTAAAGGAAACACTTGAGTCTATTGCAGAAGCAAATGCAAAGGGTGTCTTTGATACTGGTTGGGGTGAACACTCCATTCTAAAGCTAGAGGACATTTAGTAGTATGAATGGCAAGCAATTCTCTGCCGCCATGAAGCATGGGTATAGGAGTGGACTAGAGGTCAGAACCAGAGACTATCTCGTTGAACACAAGATGAAGTTCAAGTATGAGGAAGTCAAGATTGAATGGGAAGACCTTATGTACCGTACCTATACCCCTGACTTTGTGTTAGCTAATGGTATTATCATTGAGACAAAAGGATTGTTCTCAGCAGATGATAGGCGTAAGCATTTGGCAGTTAAGGTGCAACACCCAAAGCTAGACATACGATTTGTATTTACTAGTAGTAGACGCAAGTTAAGTAAGGGTGCTAAAACTACCTATGGACAATGGTGTACTAAACATGGTATACCTTTTTACGATAGGATCATTCCAGAGGAGTGGTTAAAAGAAAAAGGAAAGGACATGCATCCAGCATTGATACAGTGTCCATACAAGAAAGTAAAAAGGAGATAGCCTATGATGATAGAAGATAAAATATTGTTAGAGTTTGGTGCTGATGATTACATTGTAAGGTTGTCTCCCTTCAAGGATGCCAGTGGCAACTGGACAGGAGAGTTACTGGTAGGTACTGTAGTTACAGAGGACAACCTAATGTCAGATGAAGACCATTACAATCTTATGAACATAACTAAGATGGTGTGTGCAGCAGTTCCGGGCATGGAAGAAGACGAGTACATACGTAATATGTTAACCTCTATTGCGGAAAGAGTAGAGGCAGAAGAAGAAAAGCCAGAGAAACCAAAGGTACAGAGTGTAAAAGAAAATGTTATTAGTGTTAACTTTAATTAAGAGGGAGAACAGCAATGAATGTAACTAAGTTTTCAGAGGCATCTAACATACTAGATAGCGTGTCAGATGATGATGATATGGTAAACTCACCTGCTCATTACAACTTTGCAGGTGTAGAATGTATTGATGCCATTCGTGCAGCTACAGGTGAGGAAGGTTTCTCCTTCTATCTACAGGGTAACATTATGAAATACCTGTGGCGGTTCAAGTACAAGAATGGTGTAGAGGATCTGAGAAAGGCTCAATGGTATCTCAACGTACTCATTGATGATCAAGATGATACTTAAAGTATTCCTTACTCTTGAAATAGACGAGGACGAATACCAGATGCCAGTAGATAACTTTATCAACGATGAAGTACGAGAGGCATTGCAAGAGTTCATCTATGATGTAGATGGTATGACAATTAAATCAATTAGAACAGTAGCGGAGTAATACACATGAACAATTATTTACCAACAGACTATCAAGCATTTATACATACGTCACGTTATGCACGTTGGCTTGACAGTGAGGGCCGTAGAGAAACATGGGCTGAGACAGTGACACGATACATGGATAATGTAGTACGTAAATCCTTTAATCTGCCATTAGCTAATTTTAGTAAAATAGAAGAGGCCATACTATCTCTGGATGTTATGCCATCTATGAGGGCAATGATGTCAGCTGGCCCTGCACTAGACAGAGACAACACCGCAGGGTTCAACTGTAGTTACTTGCCAGTAGATGATCCTAAGTCTTTTGATGAGGCTATGTACATCTTACTGTGTGGTACAGGTGTAGGCTTCAGCGTAGAGCGTCAGTCAGTACGTAAGCTACCAGAAGTACCTGAGTTGTACGACAGTGAGACTACAGTGGTAGTTAAGGACAGTAAGGAAGGTTGGGCTAAAGCATTACGTCAAGTACTTGCACTTCTATGGGCAGGAGAGATACCCAAGTGGGATGTAAGTCAGGTACGTCCTGCAGGTGCAAGGCTCAAGACATTTGGTGGTAGAGCTAGTGGCCCTGCCCCATTGGTAGAGTTGTTTAACTTTGCTGTAGCTACATTCAAGACTGCACAAGGACGTAAGCTATCCAGTATGGAGTGCCACGATCTTATGTGCTTCATCGGTCAGATAGTTGTAGTAGGTGGAGTACGCCGTAGTGCTATGATTTCATTGAGTAATCTTAGTGATGATCGTATGCGACATGCTAAGTCAGGTCAGTGGTGGGAAACCGCTGCACACAGGGCATTAGCTAATAACTCCGTATGTTATACAGAGAAGCCAGACATGGAGACATTCATGCGTGAATGGATCTCACTAGTAGAAAGTAAGTCAGGTGAACGAGGTATCTTTAATCGTCAGGCATCTAAGGTACAGGCAGCAAAGAACGGTAGGCGTGATGCTGACTATGAGTTTGGAACTAACCCGTGCAGTGAGATAATATTACGACCATATCAATTTTGTAACTTAACAGAGGTAGTTGTACGAGCAACAGATGATCTTGACTCATTGTCAGATAAGGTACGCATGGCTACTATCCTTGGTACAATACAGTCTAGCCTAACTAAGTTCCCTTATCTACGTAAGATATGGCAGAAGAATACAGATGAAGAACGTCTGTTGGGTGTGTCACTCACAGGGTTGATGGACAATCCACTGATGACATTGAAGAATAAAGGACTAGATAAAACACTTGAACATCTTAAACAAGTTGCCGTTAGCACAAACGAAGAGTGGGCAGGGTTACTTGACATACCTGTATCTACTGCTATCTCCTGTGTAAAACCGTCAGGAACTGTATCACAACTTGTAGACAGTGCATCTGGCATACATGCAAGGCACAGTAAGCAGTACATCAGAACTGTACGTGGTGACAATAAGGATGGGCTTACACAGTTTATGAAGGATCAGGGTGTACCATCAGAGCCATGTGCAATGAAGCCCGACACTACCACAGTGTTCAGCTTCCCTATCAAAGCACCTAAGAACTCTATCACACGTAACGACATGACCGCAATTGAACAGCTTGAGACATGGCTCATGTACCAGAGACATTGGTGTGAGCATAAGCCAAGCATTACATGCACAGTACGTGACAGTGAATGGATGGCAGTAGGTGCATTTGTGTACGAACACTTTGATGAGATGTCAGGTGTGTCATTCTTGCCACACTCTGATCATAGTTATCAGCAAGCACCCTATCAAGAGGTAGACAAGGATGCATATAATGTGTTACTAAAGGACATGCCTAAGAAGATTGATTGGGCTGGGCTGTCTGAGTACGAGAAAGACGATAACACCAACGCAATGCAAACACTAGCTTGCAGTGGTGACTCATGTGAGATAGTAGACATCTCATAAATAGTGTAGAAAAAAGGAGAACTAAACATGGTTAAGATAACATTAGATGATATAGAATACGAGTCAGATGATTTTACAGACTTACAAAAGAATGTACTGACTGAAATAAACTACAACAATAACGTGCAGACACAGTTGAACTATCAGCTACAGAGTGTAAGAAATACTGCAAACATTCTAGTAGAAAAACTGAAGGATGAAATAACAAACAAACCAGAAGAAACAAAACCAGAATCGGAGTAACTCACATGGCAGCATACAGAAAACCCTTTTCACGTGGCCTCTACGGTAAGTACGATGGAATAGCTAAAGATACATTGATCTCTCACCTTCAGGGTGAGGGACATGACATTGTAGATACTACTGAGTCTTATGACGCAGAT